CCGCACTTTCCATCAGAGCTACTCCGGCCTGCTGGAGCTGGAGCTGCCCAGCATCCTGTTTGCGGGGGTGACGGCAGATTACAAAGCCTTTGTCGAATCGGTCACCACCGGCGCCGGCCTGCGCTGGTTCTGGCCCCTCGGCCAGGGCGCCCCCACCCCCAGGAGCTCGCTCACCTACCGCCACCGCTGCACCCTGCCGGTGCAACTGCAGGCCCGGCTGCAGAACAGCCCGTAGACCCTGGGCCGCTGCCCCTGCCTAGCCTCCTGATGTGGCTATGAGCTGAATCAGGGATGGGCGTCAGGAATACCACCCAGAGCGACGTGTACTGGAACGGCTCGCTGGTGGGCAAGATCACGGACGTCAGTGTCTCCGTCTCCCGCGACATCCTGCCCACCACCGGAGTGGGCCAGGTCGCCAGCACCAGCACCAAGGGGATGCGCGAATCGCAGATCAGCTGCACCCTGCTCTACGACCCGGACAACGCCCCAGCGGTGTCGATGGCGAACAGCATCTGGGACGACAGCGACGATGTCGACACCCTCCGCGTTGTCACCCGCCGGGGGTCGACCCGCGGCGACTTCACCATGGACGTACTCTCCGCCTCCCTGGGCACCCCGGTGCGGGTGCGGGAGCTGATCTCCTGCTCCCTCTCCCTCACCGTCAACGGCGATATGAGCGGCCGGTTCTGAGCCATGGCGATCGACGGCGAGATCGGCACCCTCACCCTCAGCCGCAGCTGGCCGCGGCCGGTGGTGCTCACCGATGACCTACTCGATGCCCCCGGCAGCGTGGTGCGGCTGCGGTTAGAGGAGCCCTACTTTCTCAACGGCGATCAGGTGCTGCTCACCGCTCCCTTGGGGGTGCCGTTCGATGTGCTCGGCACCGGTTACGCCAACTGCCCTGACGGCCACTCCTTCTGGGGGGATGCCGCCAGCAGTGGGCCGGCCACCCTCCACCGCGTCGGCGCCGATTCGCCCTTTTGGGGCCCGGACGACAACGCCACCTTCTGGGAGCACCCCGGCACCGTCGGCCTGAGCCAGCAGGCCACGGTCTACATCCACCAGGATGCCCTGGAGCGCGCCACCTTCTACAGCCTCGAGGTGGGTGCGGTGAACGGCGGCGAGCTCAGCCGCCTGCCCCTTCGCCTGGTGGGATTCGATCGGCTCATCCTCAGCGTGGCCAGCGATCGCGCCGGCTATGCCGAGGCCCTGCTGGCCCTGGCCCTCACCATCCCCCGCCCTGAGGAGGCTGAGGCGGGGCTGGAAGACATCGTGCCGGCCCTGCCGCCGGTGATCCGGGACGCGGGGGCCGCGGCGGATGAGAGGGGCTGGAAGCGGCAGGCGGATCTCTCCAGCTGGCAGGTGGAGACCGACACCACCGCCCTCGACCAGGGGGCGATCGGCGAGGCCTTCGGGGCGGTCCTCGCCGGCCAGGTGCGGGGAGCCGGGAGCTTCTCCGGAGAGCTCAGCAACATCTATGCCCCTGGCGTCAGCCCCAGCTCCGCCATGCTCCGCCTCGACACGCTCACCAAAAAAGGGGGCACCGGCACCATCCGCCTGCTGGTGGCCGACGGGCCCAGGGGCCATTCCAACGGCCACGGATTCATCCGTGAGGAATGCCTCTTCTATGAGCTGGACATCCTCCTGACCAACGTGCGCCTCTCCACCCAGGCCGGCGAAACCAAAAAGATCCGTGGCCAGTTCGCTTCGATCGGCGACGTCCGCTTTGTCATCGCTGATCGGCAACATCCATTGGCAGCAATGAGCCAGCCCTAGCCTGACGGCAGCAGCAGCAGTACATGACCCGGATCAGTCTTGCGAATGACGCCGCCGGCATCCTCAACGCCTTCGGTCCCGGCGGGCAGGCTCGCGCCAAGCCCCAGCTGGCTGCGATGGCGGATGCCCTCCGTCAACTGATCGGGGACGCCAACATTGCTTTCGGCAGCAGTGAATCTACGGATCCGTTGACGGCGCCTTTTGTTCTCTACGTCAACCCATACATTGGTAGAGATACATTTGCCGCTGGTTCGTACAACACTAAGGAAGCTGCCAGCGGCAGCACCACGGAACAGGTCGTCGCGCAAAAGCTCAAACGACTGGAGGATCAGCGGCTCACCTGTGGCTACACCAGGCACGCGCCATTCAAGACGATCAACCGCGCCATCATTGAAGCGGCGATCATCACCAGCAAAAACTGGTACATCAATGATCCCTTGGCGCACGTTGATTGCGTGTGCATCGTGCTGGCCCCTGGCCTGCACATCGTCTATAACAACCCAGCCGCCGATGGCTCTGCTGTCAGCACTTGGACTGATGGGTTTGAGCCCACCGCTGCGCAACTGATCGGCTTCAATCCCACCGAGGGCGGCGTGATGCTCCCGCGTGGCTCCTCCATCGTTTCGGAGTTTGGCGATCTTCGCCATACCATCGTGCGACCCAACTGGGTGCCGAATGGTGACGTTGACGAGGCCCCCACCTACTTAAACGGGGTGGCCACCTATGCGTTGCGGCGCCAGATATTCAAGACAACCGGCGGAGGGTACGCCTATGGCCTCACGGCCATGGACAAACTTGGACTGGCATCGTCGCACCACCTGTTGGCCATGTTTGGCCACGCCACCAAGGCTGAGTTGGACACCTTCTACGCCAACGTCTTCACCGCCTGCGGATCCGGCGGCAACCTGAGCCAGGCCCTGCTGGCGGCCCGTGGCACCGAGTACACCATTGCCGCTCCGATCAGCGGCACGCCGACCGAGGCATGGGACAGCACGGCCTCAGCCAGCTTCTACATCTTCCAGTGCTCAATACGCTCCAATTACGGCCTTGGGCGCCTGTGGAACGACGGGTCCAAGGTGCTCGGTTTCAGGAGTTTTGTATGCGCCAACTTCACGGGTGTCAGCCTACAGAAATCCATCTCCGAGCAGGGCGATATGCGCTGCTGGCAAAAGTATTCTGGTGGTAACTGGGTTGCAGTCTCAAACTACCAGGACTACATCAGCCAGGCACCTGACAACATCCGCATGAACCCAGCGCGACGAAGCGTTGGGATCGGCGCGATCAACAAAGGCTTTGTCCAGAAAGTCAGCATCTTTGACATTGGCGAAGGTGCTCAGAGCTTTGTTGACACTGGCGGCGAGATTGATAGCAATGGCGGCAACAGCAGCTTTGGTGGTTGCGCTGGCCTGGCCAAGGGTTACCGTGATGCTGCGTTTCCCAATGACAGGAATTGGCAGATCAGCGCCATCAAGGTGCCGCTAAGTCCTGAGTTCAAAACGGGCAATATCCAGCGGTTCTACCTGGGGACGGTTGCCGCCTTCACATCCAGCAGCGTCACCCTAAGCACTGGGCTGGCAGCCTATGGCTCCAGCTCCACGGTGCCCGACATGCTGGGCCGGAGCGGATACTCCCTCCCATCCGGCTCCTACCTCTGGGTCGAGAACCCGCAGGGCACTGACTGGCGTGCGCCGCTGACCAGCAGCGCCTGGTCAAGCGTCACCCCGGCGCAGATCAACATCTCTGCAGCGATCACCGACCCCAGCGGCGGAGCAGTGGGTGTGGGCGGCAATGGCGTTTCCCTGGCCATCGGCGCTCGCGTCTATGTGCGGCGGCTGGTAGACATTCGCACTCCGGCGGAGCGGCGGCTTTCGATCAAGCTGTCCAACACCACCTCGGCCCGGATCCCATCGGCCAGCGCGGTGCTGCAGGTAGACGCCACCTCGTCGGCCATTGCCCGCACCCTCAGCGCCTCCAGTGAGCTGCTGCTGGTTACGGCAACCGGCGTGGGCGACACCCCTGGCGCCGGAGTCATCAAAACTGCTGAGGTAACGTTGCGGCGCGGCGGCACCCCCATCACGTATGCCAACGGCACCACCTACCGGGCGGGGACTGTGGTGCTTCACGCAAACAAGCACTACACCAACAGCAAGGAATTAACGACAACCAATAGTGTTCCTGACCCCACGCTGTGGCAGGAAACCTATGTCCACATGGAGAGCACTTTCGCTCCTGAGGATAACCTCAAGAACGAAGGGCCAATCCTGATTTTCGACACTGACACCGATGGCGCCGAGGCGACCACTACCTGCGGGATCGTCTGGTCAACGGTCTGGACCGCTGCGGGGTCAGTCACCAACCAGTACCGAACCGGCACCGACTACCTCGGGGCCTTCCTGCTGCTGAGCGCCCTGGGCTACGGCGCCAGCGATGCCCATGCCGCCCTGGTGCCTCGCGCTGAGGCATCGAGAAGCCGCAACCCAGCGCTCACGTCCAACCCAGTCACTACCCTGGCACTGAGCAGCACCTCCCCGACCGGCGGCGCGGCCAATGCAGCGGTGAACTGGCCGGTGGAGTTCCGCCGACCATCGACCCTGTGGATGGGCGGCCATCGCTGGTTTGGCTCCGGCGCCGGAAACTACAGCAAGGCCGTGCTCGCCGCTGCGCAGGATATGAGCGCTCAGAACCGCTTCTCCTACTACTTCACCAGCCAGGGCGGCGGCCGGGTCATCCCGCAGGGATCCCAGGAGGATGGCCTATTGGTGTCACCGCGTGGACTAGAGGACACCACCACCGGACAGACCCTGAGCGTTGAAGACATTGGCGCTGGAGACATCAATACAAGTCAGGGCACTAGCTATCCGACCCTGAGCGTTGGCGATCTCACGGTCTCTGGCTCAACCAATCTATCGGGTCCGATCGTATTTAACGATAGCCAAGTCAGCCAGACCACCAGGTTGGGGCCGGTCAAGCTGGCGCCGTTGGCTGAGCTGATCAAAACCGGATCGGCGGCTTCAGTCGCCACCGCGGATGCCTCTATCAACGGAGAACCTGGTGCGGTAACGCTGCCGGGGTTAAATGCTTGGAAAAATGCGAATCAGCTTGTTAGTGCATTAACAGGGGAAATCTACATCTATGTAAATAGCACCGCTCCAGATCGTGACCTGAATAGCCTGAAAGCGCGACCACCAGTTACACCTGCAGACGCAGTTCCAAGTCTTGGACGAGCAGCAGAGTACGCTAACTATGTGCTGGCAGGCAGTGACCAGACTGCGGTTATCCGGACTGCCCCTGGCTACTATTATTCATCTTCTTACTGGAAATGTAACGTAAGACTTGAATCTTGGAATAGTACATTTACGGCAATGCCGTTCCCAAGTAACAACCTTGGAACTGCAACTACTCCTAATAACTACTACGACGGCACGGGTTACGACAACGCGGCACTAATACCTCAAATTATAAGTTGGCGCCTTCTTGTTCGGCCAGGGGGTGAATCCGGGGCAACCGCAGGGGCGACCAACTTGCACATTTTACTTTATCCGACTACAATGTACTTGGAGAGATCAGTCAAGTTTGTTGGCGGGTTTGCGTTTCTTGGCCTAGCCGAAACGATTAAATATGTCTCAGGAAATCCAAGCCAAAGAGCGGCATCATTTGTGATTTCAAGTGAGCCAGGGCTTTCATCGGCAGCCCAGATCAGTGGGCTAAACTATTCAAGTGATGTTTCTTCAAATGTTGACAATCTTCTTAGTAGTATAAGGACGGCAACAAATTACACTGGCTTTTTTGCAGTATTGGTATATGAAAGTGTATTAGAATTTCGATCAAGACT